TGTTTATGCATTCTGGAATTTAACACTATTGATTTCATAGAAGAAATTATAACCCTTGTTTGATTAAAAGTAAAGTTTTTTAAGCAGAGCAGTTGGAAGACTCCAACTACATCAACTTATTTAGGATAATTATATACCCAATTTGATTAAAAGTAAAGTTTTTTTTGACTATTTTTAAACTTTTTTGATCTCGACTCCGCACTTCTCTAGAAAGTCCAAGCCCTTGGTGTCTCGATACGTGTGACGATAGTACACTTTCTTGACGCCAGCACCATAGACTATCTTAGCGCACTGAATACATGGAGCGTGAGTACAGAACAAATCAGTACCAAGACCAGATTCACCATCACGTGCCAGCTTTGCAATAGCGTTAGCTTCTGCGTGGATGACTTCATCTTTAGTAACATTAGAACGAACCTTAGTTTGCGGATCTACGAATTCGTATTCACACTCATTGGTCCACCCAGCAGGTGTACCGTTGTATCCAATAGAGATGATGCGTTGGTCTTTTACAACCACTGCACCAACCTGTAATCGCTTGGCTGAACTCAACTGAGCAAATCGCTCGGCTGTGTCCATAAACGCATCAATCCACTTTTGTTTCATCAGGATCCTCAGTTAAACCACGCCATCCAACAGTGTACTCTGTACTCCAGATATCCCAAGAACCATTCTTGAACTCAACGAAGTTGACGTAAGTTCCCTTGGCGTGACTATGTTTGATTTGCAGTTCATAGTAACCATCTCGTGACGGTAGAATGTCCATTGGAAACCACGGGCTTCGTTCGGCAGCAGCCCAGTCTTCAGCAAGACGCTCAACTAGGTATTCCTCGGCACGTGTCAGAAGATCACCAAACTCAATCAAGTCAGATGGAAGTTCTTTGACGCTTTCAATGTCAGTGATATCATACTCATAGTAGTCATCGCCACCATCAGTAGTGAATGTACCAGCATAACCCATACCTGACTCTAGATACAAAGCATCTACTCGCCAACCGTGTTCAACGATGTACTCATACAACTTTGTAGGTGGACTCCACGCAGATTCAAACGAAACCCAAATCTCGTTGTCATCGCGACGTTCCCAGTCTATGATGTTAGCATCCCACTTGGTTCCCCAGTTATCAACTGACCAGTTGTAGTCCCACTCACCACTAGGGTTTGGACGCAAGAAGTTCAACAGTTGACCTTGGCTACCATAGTGCCCTTCGGTTTTCTTGCTCAACTCAGCATCAAGCGCATCAACCAAAGACTTGTCAGCGTGGCACAGGGTTACGGTATTATCGCAATAATTAGGCATAACGATTCTCTCTTAGATGACTTCAACTTTAAAAGTCTTCACAGCTTCTAACTGTTTCAATGGTACACGAAACGATGCAGTTACTGCGTCAGTCTCGTGGATTCGTACTTCAACGCTACGGTTTACACCATAAGTTTTGATGTACCACATGTTCCACTCGCCACCGTACTTAAACGAGCGAGAGATAGTTCGGGTGAATACAGTCTTACCGTTTTCATCAACACCAGTGATCAACACATCGCCAGTTTCGGCAAACGAAGGCAGGTTGAACCAGCCAAACATTTCACGAACATCCTTGTAGTCTGCTTTCCATTTATCCTTGAAAGCGAACTCACCTTTGATAGCAACTTCAACGTCAGAGTCAACCACGTTCATGGTAACTTTGTCGGTCTTGAAGAACACAGCGTCCCTGCGATTATCAAGCAAGCGCACGGCTTTTTGCTTTTGGTCGTCAGAGTCTTTCTGGCTCTTCAACTGTTCAATCTGTTCTTTCTTCAAGTCAATAGAAGTGAATTGAACCAGATTGGAACGACGAACAACTTGAGCTTCAATGATCACAAACGTACAGTCATCGCGAAGATACTTGTAAGACTTGATTACACCACCGCTGAATTCCTCGATAGTCGCATTGTACGAACCATTCACCGATCGTTCAACAGAATGCAGGAAAGAACCGTTGGTCTTTTCCAGCGCTGAACGCTTTGCAGCAGCCAGAGCCTTTGCACAGGTATCACCTGTACCAGAAGCAGTGACAGTTACAGGTGCTGGTTCAAAACTTTTAACTATGTTAGAAGCAACTTGTGTAACACTCAACGCTGCTGGTACAACAGTCAATGCCTGTGTCTGTGCATTTACGGTGCTTGCTACAAATAATGCAGCAACGGTCAGGATCTTTCTCATTGCATTGCTACACGAACTTGACGAGCAACCTTCATAGAACGATGGTCAACTTGTACCGTTACAACAACATACTTCTTGTCAGAAGACAGGCGACGTTCTACAACATAAACACCCTTCAAGATACCGTCAGCTTGTACAGAGATTTTCTCAGTAATTTCTGAAGCGATATTTGCAGCACGTTGCTTTGAGTTCTCGTCGTCTGACGATACGTTCTTAGCTAGAGCCTTTGTGATGGTGTCAGTAGTCTTAGATGACTTCAGGTCTTGGTTGATGAACTCAACGATGTTACGTTTGGCTCGCATAGTAGCCACGTTCATACCTTGTTCCAAGCCAGCGTCAATGTCGATCGGCACAGCGGATGTAGCAGACGACTTCAAAGAAGTCCACTCACCTTTGTCGTTGAAGGACACTTCAACTTTACCAAAGTCTTGTGTAAACTTTGCAGCTTCGTCGGTGACGTCACTGGTCAGTTTAACTGACGAACAAGCGGACAGGGTTAAGACTGCGAGGGCAAGAATCACTTTTTTCATAATATAATCTCCAAATTAGCGGATTGTTGTAGCGAAGACGACAGTGTCAGGTTTTTGATACAGGCTTGTTACCTTTTCCCGCATAGCAGGGTCAGACAACTTTAGACCTAGACGTTCAGGTGACTTGGGGTCAACCTTAATGACTTCACTATCAGTTACTTCAACAGGTTTTGTAACCGAGACAGGTTTGTTCGTTCTAAACTTAGCAAAGTCTTCACTGAACTTAGCCCACTCGGTTTCAAAATCAAGAGCCATAGCGTTGGTTGAAACCATCGCAACTACCATAACAAATCGTTTCATATCAATCCTCCATACATTAATTATACCTGAAAGGTGAATTAAAGTAAAGCGATTTTTGACTTATTTTTCGTCTTTTTTCTCTTTTGGAGTCAACAATCCGTGTTTCTCTAGAAGTTTTCTGGTGATCTTCGGATATAGCTTGTGCAAGACTTGGTCTTTGACAGCGATAAGCATCTTGGCTTCTGTTGGGTGCACGCCTTCTAGCAAAGAGATAAAAAGACTCTCTCGCTTAAGAGGGGTCAAGTCTTCTCGAAGGAAAACGTACATACGACGCAACTCGCTAAACAAGTTTGTTGGGGTCATACCCATAGGTTCAGCTGCAGGTTTGAACGGTGGTTCACCTTCAGGAAGAATAAACTTCTTCTGGGGAACAAACGCATGCATAAGGATAATCCTCAATGCCGCATCATTCTTATACAACTCAAGTTTATCTGGATCAGCGTTAATCTCATCCAACATTACTGTTACATATTTTCTCATCTTAGAAGTCTTCCAATTCGTCAAGTAATAAACGGCAACGGTTTTCAATCAAGTAGTTCATGATTGTCATTTTGTCACCAGTCGGTTTGCTATTTAGGTACGACTTAATGATTTCTTCTTTAACATCTTTCGGGATGTTATCGAATGCAACCAGAGTAGCATTGCGATGCCAGTTACGACGTTCTTCGTCAGTACGACAGGCGTCAATACCCTTTTCGTAAAACTCAGCGAGCCTCTTGGCACTTACTGGCTTCTGACGATCTCCAACTACGAACACGTCATCCTTAGACAGAATGTTTGGTACACCGTCACCAGCGTCACCCTTAACAATGTGCTCAATGGTAAAGTCTGTAATCTCCTGCTTTGTTGCAGTGATAAACTTCTTGACCATTGGTGACCATTGCTTCACGTTACCTGAAGAGTATGGAGCGAGTTGAAGTTGTTTGAAGTCTTTATCCGAAGACAGAATCAATACCTTCTGAGCTTCTTCCATCAAACCTTCTTGAATCAGTTCGTTGCTTTGAACGTACTCAGTCAACACAGCAATGATGTCATCGGCTTCTGCTCGGTCGTAGCTGACAACCTTGTATGGGAAATACTTGGCAATGTCATCACGGATCTCTGTCATAGTGTCAAAGATGAGTTTCCAATTCAAGTCAGATGCATCGCGATTCTTCTTACGGCTGGCTTTGTAGTGTGCAAATACTTCTTTGCGCCAGTACTTACGACCGTCCGTGGCAATTACGATTTGACCGTATTCTTTACCATACTTCTTCTTGTATGATTTGATAGTGGAAAGAACAACGTGACGAATCAAGTTCTTAACTTCGGATTCGCTACCTTTCAACTCTCGTTGGAATGTTAGGATGGTCGCCAGAGCAACTTGACTGTAATCTATTAATATCATTAAAATGCTCCGAGGATAATACATTCCTCATTGATACGACCGTTTGGGGTCGATGGTTTTGTTTTCAAAGTCTTGAACGCAGCGTTCAGTGGACGCTTACCAATTGTAAGACCTTTGAAGAAGTCTTCTGGTTTACGGAGTGTCATAGACTTAGAGCCTACAACGTCAAAGCCAATCAGGGTTGTACCTTTGATAGCAAGACCTGTGTCAGACTTATACATTTGAACCTTACGATACTTTGTATTGTAGATCCAAACTTCTTTGGCACCAATCATGTCTTCTGGTTTGACAGACTTCAGCTTCAACTCAGCAAACTCTTTCATGTACTTTACCTTAGCAACTTGCTTGAAGAGTGGTACAGGTTTGCGCTTACGAGGCGCACGAGTAGCTTTAGCTGTTTGAACCATCTGGTTACAATCAGAGATAATCTGATCAATGAAGTCAGCGAACTTCTTCAGTTCTCGTTTGTTGAAGTTAGAATACCCTTCAACAAGTTGGGAATCTTTACCTGCGATAGCTTCACGCAGTTCTTTGCTGGTTTTAACGTAGAAGTCGCCGATACGTTTTGCGATCGGAGCAGACACGTTGTTTGCCAGAAGATAGTTCTTTGCGGAGAAGTCAGACTTTTTAGTGGTGACAAACTCATCAATGGCACCCTCAATCTCGCCAGCAAGTTCATGGGCTTTCTCGTCCATGCGTTGTTGGATAGAAGGTTGAGCGGCAACCAAAGCAGCTGCTGCTGCGGTTTTCTTATCAGCCTTGTCTTCAGACTTCTGACGAACGCCAACTTGTTCTTTCAAGAAGGTAACACGTTCGTTGTAGAAGTTGAGTTCTTTTTCTTCAAGTTCTGAACCACCGTCTTGGAGGCGAGCCAAGATTCCAGCGTGACGGAAATGGTATTCGTCAACCTTCAACAGTTCAACGGCGACCTTCTTGTCGATCTTTGCATAGTGACTGATGAACCACTTCTTCTTATCTTTGTCGTCGTGGTTTGTGTTGTAATAGTTGAGCGCACGTAGAAGGTCAGACTTGTAGTTCTCTGTTGTTAGAGTGACTTCAACGCCCTTCGACATGCGCTCGGCTTTTTCAATTAATTGTTGTCTTTTAGCTGCAGTAGCCATAGGAATAATCCTCCAGTTTATACAGTAATTATACCCTAAGACTGAATTAAAGTAAAGTTATTTTTTAGAGGTTGCTTCGTCGTAAAGCTCAAGGAATTCCTCGTGCTCAGCCTCTACCTGTGTACGGTTCTGCTTATGATAAGTCTTTGCGATCTTATTGATGATTTTCTTATTAATCTTGAACTCGTCGGACTTTTCCTTAACGATCTCACGAATCAAATCACGTTCAGCTTCCATACGAAGCATAGAATTGCTCATCTCTTGGATGGCACCCATAAACTTCTTACGATCTTCTTCTGTTGAAAACATGCTCATATTATTTTCCTTTGAAAGAAACTTCAGATCTGAAAGCTGCTGGCACGATGAATGCAGCCAACCAAGTTTCCAATGTGTATGGGATAGTCAATGCTGGGAATAATGTGTTCACTGCCCAAATCAAAGCCAGCGGAGCACCGATAACAACCAACAGAGCGAAGGCTACGATAATTAATACTTTAGTCATTTTTTGAATCTCCAATAGAGAATGTTACGTTTTTGATTGAGTCCCAACGGAAGGATCTCCACCCTTGAGTGACGGTGTCAAAGACACGAACTGCGGATCCATTAGACGGGCTATTTGCCGTTTCCGCCACCCCAGACTTTGGGTATTTGTCTGCTGGGATACGGGATTCTGCGAGGGTACAATACATATCTCGCTCGGTTCCATCTTTCTTGGTGAAAGTAACGCACAAATCTGTCGTGATGTCATCGAAAAGTAATCCTTTAAGCCAAGTTTGAAATTCTGGGTCAGTGCCCAGAGGTTGTTTAACTTCTGTCATTTTTCACCTTTTCATAATAATCTACTAACGGTTTCCAGAAAGCAAGAAACTCTTCTGGCGTTGCGAAGAACTGATTCTTAGTAATGTGTTTACCATGGTCAGTCTCGATAACAGTCTGAATCATCCCAGGTGGAACTGGAATCTCAGTGACTGTAATTTTATGCGGATACATTATCCTCTCCTCATAGTTGCGATTTCAATAGCTTGCTCATCAGAGAATACTGGAACTGCATTCGACTTATGCATCGTTCCAATACCCTTGATGGCAGAACCCGTATATACTGGCGTTGCCTTCTTCACGCATGGTGCGCCTGAAAATGGTAAACTAGCAATCTTTTGAGTTTCTCGAATGTAAGGTTTGACTTGAGTTGCTGGCGTTACATTTCGAGAAACTGGTTTAGTTTCGTACTTCTTCAGTAGTTTAGCCCAAGAAGCATCCAACTCGCGTTGTTTGGCGGTTGGCTTGCGCTTCTTAGATTTACCAATAGATGTATGAATCATTTGCATTATTTCTTTTCCTTCTTCACCTTGGCTTCGGCTTCTTTAATACCGTCATCAATGTAAGCATCTAGCTTTTGTTCAATGATAGTTAGAACCTTGCCAGACATTTGCTGCACCTTATCGTTCTCAGCAACCTTTTGAGCCGCATAAGCACCAACCATAGTATAAGCAGTCTTCTCTGAAGGCAACAGAATCAACACCCAAGCTGACGCAATGGCAACCCAGAATGCTTTCCAAAGTCGCTTTCGTACACCTTCAACTCTATCCTCACCGTATGAATCAATCCAATAAATGAAGTTACCCATGCCAACAGCAGCGCAAAGGAGAATCATTCCAAAAAAGAATGAACTAATACCATTCAACAGAGAGATACCATAAACCAATAATGCTAAGTCCACGATATCCCCTTAGACTGCCAAGTAGTTGTAACCAGACTCTTTCTTACGAGTCAAGATAACAAAGGTGTTACCCTTTTGGTAAGTGAACTTACCAGCCTGAGCATCAACCTTCACAATGTGGTTTGGATTGAAGTAGATTTCATTCCAGAACTCACCGTCTTCATCGGCTGAACGAATAGAAGCCAACGCAAAGTCTTCAGTAGACTCACCAAAGCCATAGTCAACCTTAGAGTAGAAGTCGAAACCAATTGTACCAGACAATGGGTTACCAGACCACTCGGAACGAATACCAGCCTCTTTGACTGGCTCGCCATTAGCAACCAGTTGAACATCAAACTTGCCGTTGTTATTGAACTCAGGCTTTGCGTTCAACATCTTCAGTGCATCTTGTGGAGATTCACCGTAACGATTCATTTCTTCAACGAGTGCCTTCAACATATCAAAGTTAAACTGCTCAAACAACGCAGAGATTTCTACGATCTTTGAAGTATAAGTTTGGTTGATCAGAACATCTTGGCAATATTCCTCGATGAATACTGGATCGAGACCTTTGAAGTCCAGCATGTAGTAGATGCGACCAGGGCGGTTACGCATGTGTTCGTTGACACGCCACTTGTCGTTACAAGTAATGACGAACAACTTACGTGAAGGGAACACGCCATCCAACAGAGTCAGGGCTTTCTCTTGGTCTTCGTTATCATAAACCTTCTCAAACTCATCAAACAAGATGACACAAGGTTGTTCGATATCCTGCAAGAACTTATTGAAGGCATCGCCAGTCCATGCGCTGTTGATGATGATTGTTGGAATGTCCATAGCTGCGGCATCAATAGACAAAGTCTTAGCCAACAGAGACTTTCCTGAACCCTTTTCGCCAGTCAACATCACGCCTGTTGAAACTGTGCGATCCAAGTATGTGCGCAAAATGCGATTTGAGTTTTTAGTTGTATCACCGTACAACTTAGACAACGGAGTGAATGAGTCAACCATCTCCAAGAAGAAGAAGCCACCCATATCATTATATTTCACGGTGTAGTTACCAACAGGCAGATGCGCTTGGATGTCCAGAGATTCCTCTGAAGCGATGCGGTACGTGTTAGAATTGCGAATAAAATATGACATTACAAAAATCTTTCAAATCAAAAACATATGGGTATATTATACCCTGAAACCTAATTAAAGTAAAGTGAATCTTTTCAAGACTTCTTTAGCTTCGTAGCATTCGCCAACCAGATTATCCATCTCAGCGAGGATAACCAGATGTGCAAGAGAGTCAGCCATACGGCGATCGCTTGGTGATAGTGAGTCCAAGTATGCTTGGAACTCGTCGTAGGATGTCAACGACCACATTGTGTCGAGCATTTCCATTTGCTCTGGTGTCAGGTTATCAATCTCAATCATTTTATCATACCTTTGAGTTTCTTGATTTCAGCTTTCAAATTACGGTTTTCATAATCAAGCCAACCATACTTTGTTTGCAGTTCTTTGAACTGAGCATCAAAATCGCGATCAGCGTATGCTAGTTCTTCAACGGCACGAATGATAAACTTACCACTCTCCCAATCAAAACCAGTCATAGCATTCTTAACAGCAACCATTGGAATTGAGCCAGCAGTTGCATAAGGTAGTTTGACCGCAATGGTAACTTCATCACCATCATTCGCATACTGCAATGCGATTTTTAGATCTTCAACTTTCATCATCACGCTCCACATATGGGTTGTAACCAACGACATCGCAAACTTGTTCAATAAAGTGGTATGCGTTTTCAATAATCCAATCACATTGATAGATAGTGTCAGCATGACCAATGTCTTGGTCAGCAACGAACTTCTTACAAACGTTCCAGAGTGCCATCAATTCGGCATGCGTGGGTTCCATCACCAATCTCCTTGCGGTACAATAATTCCACCAGTAGAAACTACACCATTCACAGGTGTAGTCTTTTCTTCAGCGTCGTAAGTCCAACCCAACGCCTTCATCATTTTGTGCTTCACTCGCATGTTAGGAATGCGCAGACGTTCAGTCGCTGTGAAGCCCATCATAGTAGCCACTTCAGTCACGGCACCTGAACGGCAGATACCAGCATGACAGTGAACAACAACGTTCATAGACTTGTCCAAGGCACGTTGTAGCAAGGCAACAATTTCAGTAGCTTGCTCGTCGCTGATCATGGTTTCTTCTGGGAAGCGGTCACCGTCTTCAGCATCTAGAAACTCAAAGCGATGAGCCTCTTTGAAGTTAAAATGTGGGTCTGGAAAGAACGTAGCAGGGTCACTAATCTGGATCAACATTGCGTTTGGACCAGCATCGTAGTGACGACCGTGCTTACAGTCATCCCAACTAATGTTCTCAATCCAGCGTGTCATTTTATATTACTCCACTCTTGCAGTTTAAAACGTTTGCGACGAGCAGCTTCATGAATAAAGGCTTCGTCAACAATATCTCTTTCAATTAACAATTCAATCATACATAACAGGTCACCGATTTCTTCTTCTAAGTGAGCCTGATTAGAACGACCATTATGTACAGATGTAAGTCCGAACCGTTTTACCTTGCTAATTGCTTGGATAACCTCAGCGCATTCTTCTTGCGCGATATTCATAATTTCTGTTATATCTTCTTGCATAGTTTCCTTCCATAGAACAATTATACCCCAAAACTGAATTAAAGTAAAGGGGTATAATCGTTTTATTTGTTGGAATTGGCTCGAACAGTTTCAAAGTCAATTTCGTTGAACAATGCACCGTTTTGGTAAACGATTTTCATCGCTTCTGTCCAACCACCTATACCTTTGTCAGACCAGCCAGTTGGAGGGGTTACGCTAGAAGCGAACTCACCACCGCTGTTTGTCCAAAGTTTGACACGACCAGCTTTTGACTTCTTGCCCTTGTCAGTGATAGGATCTTTCTGAACATTGACCCACATACCGTCTATCTTGGCAGAAGAACACTTCATTGCGAATCGTTGTGTGTCTCGATCGATTTGTTGTAACAATGCACCGCCCATACCGAAGGCAATGTTGTCAGCTGACCATCCCATTGCCATGAGTGCACCAAGGATAGAACGGATGGACATTTCATTGACCCCATCCCCTTGGATAAGTCGGACATTGTTAAGGACTTTGAATCCTTTGGCGTTTGTAGTGTATCCAAACTTTGCTCCTAAGATCTGAATAAGTTTCATGTTTACTTCAACAGGGTCACCAGAGTCAGGACGAATCACAACAGTGGCACCAGAAGCAATTACTTCATCACGCAGTTCTTCACCCCAGAGTTTCTCTGCAGCGTTGTACACGTCATAGCTGTCGCTTACCACTGCGAGGATGGAGCCTTCTCGTCCGAATTGACGCAACATGTTTCGGTAGGCGTCGACTTCGTTGGTACGTCCCCAAGAGGTGATTGTACTGTGTTCTGCTGCTGGGATTGAGAATCCAGCGACACCAGCGGAATAATATTCACGAGCGTACATAATACCACTAAGAGTATCGGTGCCCATGAAGTTAACCAAGTGGGCTGCTCCTCCGAGTCCAGCAGACTCGAGGCTAGAAACCCCACGAGCACCAAAGTCAT